AAGCATTATTTCCCCAAGCCCAAAGTGTTCCATCTGTTTTGATTGCGGTTTGTAAAGCAAATCTATTTACTATGCTCGACCAATTTGTTAGATTTCCAATTTGTTTTGGGCTTGAATAATATGTGGTATTTCCCAAATTGACGGTGAGTTGCGCGATTCGTATATGCACCAAGTCCACGAAATTATGATGGAACAGGTGGTAGAAACGCGATTTGCCGAGCCAGTCAAATATGTCACCAATACATCTATCGGCAATACAATTAAGATTCAATTGCCCATTACGACAGCGAACGGTCCTATTCGGCAATTAATTTTCTTCCTACGCCGTAACGCCACCGTTCAACAATTCAATGACTGGAATAACTACTCGGCACTACTCGAAAATGAATATAATCCTACTTGGAATCCCTATCGTCCGCTACTGGTTCACGCGACCCTGATGGTCGGCACGGCAGTGTGGGCGGACCAGCCTGAGAGATGGTGGCGCGCCACCGGTAATATGACGCTGCCCGGTGGTATACGTGGTTACGGCAATTATATCTATGCGTATAATTTCGCCGAAAAACCCGCCGAATTTGACCCCAGTGGCACCCTTAATCCCGATCGCGTAGATATGAAACTCAGCCTAGTTGTGGCACCACCAGGTGGTTCCTCTGATGGCGAATGGACGGTTTCGCTATTTGTGGTCGGCACCAACTGGATACGTTTCCAAAACGGTCTGTCGAATCTGCTGTTTATGGACTAATGCGGGGATTTAAGGCGACGGCGTGTGTATCTTCTTGAAGCCTTTTTAGCATAGTGGTATTGCGTCTGCCTTGTATTGTTCCGATAACGTAAGCAGAAGGTCTGCGGTTCGATTCCGCAAGAAGGCAAATTCTATTTTTCAAGTATCATATCATTATATGATTTGATATTTGTTATCCGATGATTATAATATATTGCTAAGAGCTTGTTCTGCTTCGGCATATAAATCGAGGCTTTCCTTATATACATTACTGATATCACTCATTCCAGATTGCTGTTGTGCTATAAATGGAACTGTTGTCCATAGACGCATATAATTGCGAAAATACCAGTCGCACGGTTCGATTAGATCTTCGGCACTCTTATCCATTAAGTTTAATATACGGTCATACGTATCGCGGTGTATCAAACAGAAATGCGCCCCAAATCCTTGTGCCATAACTATGCGATTTTCTTTGGATACGACCGCTCCGCCAATTAAGCATGCGAGACCACCCATAAAAAAGTCCCAATGTTCGCGGGTATTCCATAAAAAGGGGAGCAGTTCTTTAAAGCGTTCTTTTGCGCCTGGTTTGAGCATACAATCATCTTCTAAATAAAGTACCCATGGATAATTACGCTCTTTGGCGATTTTTACACATTTTATATGTGATAAATAACAGCCTTTCCATCCAGGCTCGTATTTGATTGCCGATACTCGTTCTAGAGGCACAGACCAATCCTTAAATTCGTGTTGTATTTGTTCCCATTTATCGGTGCGCTGGTCAAGATTAATGACAAGTATAGGAGGAAACTGTATAGTAGGACTATCATAAAATATATCATTATAGGCAAGGGGGCGAGTATGTTGAATTAATTGTTTACCATCCGTATTATATGCGATAACACCGATAATTAATTCAGCGCGTGTATACGCATCTTCGCTACCGCTCTTTACATCACCCGTAATATCACTTATTCCGATATATTGTTTTGCCAAAAATGGGTGTATTGTCCATTGGCGCATTATCGCACGGTAATATTTATCGCAAGGATCTGTTATATCAACCGGATTTCTATCCATAATATCAAGTATACGATTGTATGTATTACTATGTATCAAGTAAAAATGAGTGTCATATCCCCTCGCCTGGACAATCTTATACTTACTATCTATTAAACTACATCCGTCAACACACGCCATACCTCCCATAAAAAGGTCCCAATGCGTGCGTGTATTCCATAGAAAAGGCAAAATCGTTGTAAATCGCTCTTTCGTATCCGATTCTAACATACAATCATCTTCGACGATTAGCACCCACGGATAATTACGTTCTTTTGCTATTTTTACACATTTTATGTGTGATAAATAACATCCTATCCAACCAGGATTGTATTTAACAGCGGAAACACGTTCTAGAGGCACTGACCAATCCTTAAACTCACGTTGTATCTGCTCCCATCTATCGGTGCGATGGTCAAGATTAATTGCGAGTATAGGAGGACACTCCATCTTTCGTTATTCAAGAAGTTTTCTTAATATCTTTTCCGCATTATCAAATGATTCTGTATAATTCATTTCTTTCTTATTTATATCACTATATGATGGCTGTTGAACTGCTAAAAATGGCACCGTTGTCCAAAGGCGTAGATGTTCTCTATACCATACGTCTATAGGATCCTTCATTTTGTTAGGATCGCTCGGTATATGACGTAAAATCTTATTATATGCTGTCCTGTGTATCAAACAAAAATGAGTTGTAAATCCTTTTACTTTGAACAGCGGCGGCGTTTTTGATACAACCTTTGACTCGGTTAGCTGTGTTACACCTCCTAGAAATACATCCCAACGGTGCTGATGTTTCCAAAGATACGGCAAAAGCGCATGAAATCGTTCTTGAGCATCTGGGGTGAGTTGGCAATCATCCTCTACAATAAGCACCCACGGATAGTGGCGCTTTTTTGCTATTTCCATTGCTTTTCTATGTGATAGCGTACAACCTTTCCAACCGGGTGAGTACTTAATCGCTGATATACGTTCAATAGGCGGTGACCAATTTGTGAATTCTTTTTGGATTAGTTCCCATTTATCTTTGCGCGTATCTAAGTTAATCACAAGTGTAGATGGGGGCGGCGGAGTTCTGAAATATGTATAGAGGAAATATATTAGACTTGCCGTATGAAGCAGTATAAGTATAATTATTGACCACGACATATGTGCCGGCTTTGACTTCGGCATATTCCCTATATTATAATCGGGTTTTCAAGTAAGATTCAAATGAACAATACTACATCCGATGTAAGTAAGACTAGTAAACCAAAACAGATTTTACGGGAAATTCGTGACGGTTTAGTAGCAGTTATTATTGCGCTTACACGTGTTGTTTTCTTCTGGCTGCCCGGCGGCGATATCGCACACGGACAAGCCCTTATGGCTCTCCATCCTATGATTATTGGCTCCGTAATCTCTCTTTTTTTTATACTTCCATCTCATCATCCAGGTCGCCTTATAATTCTGGCGGTCGCCTTAGTTGTTATGGCAAGCCAATGGCTCTTTGGTTGTGTGATTACCCGCGCAGAACAGAAACTCACCGGTAATACAGAAACAATCGTTGATCCGTTTTTAGGGCTCGCAAATATTGCTGTCAATCGTGATACACGACAGGCGGCAACGCTTGCTGTAGGCACGGCAATCGCAGTTGTTATGGTGCTGGTCGTCGCGTGTGATACATTTATACATAGTGTGACGAAGGTGATTCTATAGCACGGGAAAGGGTCTAAATAATTGCGGATTAACTGATGTATAGATGTCGAACGGCAACGAGGAAATTGTAGAGTTTGTAGCAGAGCTTTTGAAGAAGCCGCCGGGTCCTCCTAATAGTGTTCAATTTGAAATTGATACTGATGGCGATATTCAGGCGCTCTTTGAAGTCCTTTTGATTACGATGACTGAGATTCTCAAGACCTGGTACCCGCCGCCCATTACCATCGCGCTTATTTCTGAAGAGGATGTCGCCCGTATTACGGCGTATTTTGCGTCCTTTAGCCTTAAGTTTCATTTTGAGGTTGAGGACGTAGAGACGGTACCACGTATTGACAATAAGATGTACCTTCATAAATCGCGCCTTGAGGATATGCGATTTCGCTTAGTCACTGGTAGAAAACTCTACACGGTTCGTTTCTCGAGTCTGGCAAGCAAGTAATGGATACATAATACCATTATGAGTACAATTGCGATTTTAATAAATATGTGTGATGCCTGCTGTACAAATACAAGACATAATACTATGCCTAGTATTGCTGACACAAGAAAAATATGCTGGGTTTGTGCTGGATTTGTCATTACGGATTCTGTCCAAGGTGGCGCAAACCCTTCGTGTACACCTGTTGGTAACCGCTGAGGCGTATTATCATAATAAGAATCTGTCGTCGCCTGATTCTGGGTTTGAAGTAGATTCTTTATAACATTTTTAGGATGCGAAGGATCCGACTCATTGAGTCCATCGCCGATGGGCAGGCGCGGATCTACATTGTACGTTAAATTGGTATTTGCGGCAGTTGCCATTCCCTTACTTATGTCTACGACTTAGTTTCCTAGATTTGCGATTGCGGTTGCGGCGAGTCTTACGGGAGGCTCGGCGTCTACCACCCACTTTTGCCGGCATCATGGCACTATAATGCTCACTGCTTAATGGCACCGATACAAACGGCGCAAAGCTCGCACCTGTATTATCATTGGGACGCTGTTGGAAGAAAACGTCGGGATTCCCTGCGACCTTTGTCGCCTCCGCCATTTCGCCATACTGTGTGGCGGGAAACGGCTTTGACGCCCATTCTCCCGTCGATTGCGGACCTGTATAGAGCCCTCCATTCGCAAGTGGCGAAGGAGCCTGCGTTGTCTGCGACCACGCTAACGCACCCGGATAATTTGCCCACGACCCCCATGTTGTCGTTGGTAATACACCGGCAAGTGAACTCTCCTGACCCGGTAAAAGAACACCAGTCATTTTATCTACACCAATATCGGCACCACCACCTCTACGACGAGACTGGCGTTTGCTGTTTTTGCGGCGCATGTCTTATTATGGGGAGCGTTTATTATTTGGAAAAAGAATAAGAAGGACGTTAGATGTCCACCAAATCCCAACGCGCTCGTGAAATGATTCTTGATATTGAAGATGCTATGAAGACTAAGACTCCTGCGCAAATTAGCGCCGATTTTGCCGAATATCAAAAGGAATTTCCTAGTATCTTTGCAATGCTGTTAAAAAAGGATTACCGTCGGGACATTCTTGCAATGATGGTCGACCAGTTGGATAATATGGAACGCGGCAACATTTCTCAGCATAACGCATCCATCAATGTAGGAACTATGCTTGTTGATCGCATTGTGAAGCCGCAGCTTGGCGACGCCAAGAAAGATAAATCTAAGAAGTAACGGATGACCCAAACATATTCATCGGCTTTACTGTTTTAAGTCGCATAAATGGATTGACAACTGGAGTCTGCGCTGGTGCCGATTCCCCCATACGAAAGTTATCAAATACAAGTGTGTTTGTTATAGTACTCTTATGTGTCCAATTCGCATAAGAATACGGAATATTATGCGGCGGGGGATTAAGAATATTGAGTAGATCCTGTGTCTCCTTCGCAACATTCTTATCCATTTCATTTACCCACGTCATTGTAATCTCTTCATCGTGCTTTCGGCACCATTCAATAGAACGATTCACATTCTCACGCACCAGTTTTTCAATAACTGTCGGATCCGTAGTTTTGATGAGGTCCAGCGTCTGCCGAATAACGATAATTTCCATCTGCTCAATATCCGTCTGGAGTTTTCGAATGAGGTCCATAGTCGGTTTCCACGACTCACACGCAACAGGATGCGCAAGGATGGGAAATAAGAACTGCTGCTTTGCCTGATAGGAATCCAGTAGATTGATAATATCCGATGAGGGTCCCAAGTACCCTTTTCCGATAAAGTATCGCTCCGCATTACCAGATCGCGATGTATTAGGCTTGGAAATGCCCCACGAACGGAACGCACGACTCAGCAGCCACAAGAGGTCCAAGGTTGGCTGCTCCGTAGTATCAAAACACTTAATAATCATATAACCTCCCTTGCCGAGCACCTTAAGTCCAATAATTGCCTCCGCCAGCAGAAGTGGAAAGATAGAATCCTCCTGCGCGTTGTAGTCGCTACTGAAATCAAATCCGCCATCCGCGGTGTAAAGATGAGTGCCATTTGGATTTCGTATATTTGTCCACTTTACAAAATGGTCCTGATTCGCCTTTCGAAGAATATTGCCTGTACCATCCTCGCCGTCATGAATCATTATCTGCGGCCAATATGCTAGAAACTTCGCTGCCTTACGCCAGCCAGGCACATTTTTTGCCTCAGACCTTAGCGTAATTGCATTCGTGCCAACATATCCCCAATCATCATCGGGCTTAATCATATTTCTCGTTGCCATAACCAGGCACGCCTCAATGAATCCACCAGGACCCTCCGCTGCGTGCGCAGTTCGTAGACCAATACCTACATTACGCTTTACTAGCGGTGCTAGTTCGGCAGTAAGATCCAATCGCTTCCACATCTCAATCATCTTGAAATAAGAGCGTGAAATGGGCTGGCGAGTGGCAACTGATCGAGATGATCGGCGATTCCACGAAAGGAAGATATACTCATAGGGATTCGTTACCTTCTTATAATCGTCCCACTTGCCCTCCTGATAGAATAAGTTAATCTCATTCTTTGCCTGTTGAAGGGCGCGATTCTCTAGAGCACAAACGTACACTTGTTTCGCAGGCTGTAGATCCGTATTAGGTCTTAGCGGGATTGACGAGGGTCCACCGGATCCCCATACCTCTAGCACCTTGTAATCCATATTATTACTTCCGTAATTTATCCAACATCTCGAAATAAAGAGCTGTCATTTTTTGTGAAAAACCTCCGCGAATAGACTTATACGCATTTGCCTCTTTGGGTGACCACCAACGTATATCATCCTTTTCCAATACATCGGGCGGTAACAGATGACGCCAATCCTTATTGTCTACCAGCTCTTTTGTGCGTTTCTGAGCTTCTAACATAGTGGCAGGTGTAATAGTGGCGCGCCAGAACTGATACATAAACATTGCGTTCGGCACATTGGATTCTGGCCAATCTTGCGAATATCCTGTATTCAGCGGGGTTAAATTGATAAGTTCTGTAGGCATAATTTTTGCCTCCTCCTTTGTCTCGCGCAGGATACCTTGACGCATTGCTCCGAGAATTTGCTTATAAGGCATTGTAACACCTTTACGAGTCGCACCCAGCTCGTCCCACTCAAACTGACCCTTCGGCGGCTCCCACCGTTGATCCGACATTCCCCACTCGTGTACAATGACTATCTGACTGGGATTCTCTGCGTTGTGAATAAAGACAATATTACGCAAAAAGACGGGTTTGCCGTTCATCATTATATAGGCATACCGCTTTCCTCGCGGAAATACCTTATATCCAACTTCCATCTACTGGGGTGCCGGATTATTCATAAATGGCGATATCATCGCCCTCTGCCTCCTCTTCATCAATTGCCGCCATTCCCATTGCGGCGTGCTGGCGCATTGTAGGAAGACTGACAGGAATACGGAGATTTGTTGTCGAGCACTCGCCGTTGTCGTCGGCACCATAGAGCGCGTCATTCATCTCATCCGTAGTGTATGGCGCTAAGCTATCATATTCGACGGGGTGCTGTTCGGGGGTATCTTCTGCGAACTTGATTGCCGTCGTCTCATCAAACAGAAGCTCGGAGAACGCAGTGCCCGCCTTAATCGGCGCACCCAGCATCACCTTGGAGCTGACGCCCAGCACAGGATCCCGCTCACCAAAGATGGCGGCACGCAGCGCAATATCCTCCGTCTGCTCAAACGACATCTTTGCCAGCGGTCCAATATCATTCTTATTGATACCGTAGCGGTCAATACTCATTGTACGTCCCTTGTGGCACATCTTGTCCAGCAATATACAAACGTGGCGGTAGTTCACCGAGCTGCCAGACTCGGCAAACAGCGTCGTAATCTCCTTGTAGAGCGTTGCCCGCGTTGCCTCAATGCCCAAATTCGCAAACATATCGTGAACGTTGCTGGAAATGAGCTTCGATGGGTCCACATCAGGATGCGTCATAACATCCAGGAAATTCGAGCCGTCGCTAATAAGCACATACTGCTCCGCCGGCACGTACTTACCGTCGCGGAGCTCCACTGTATCCGCCACCTTCTGGTAATTCACCGAGCGGAGACCAGGAATGCCGCGAATCGCCGTACAAGACAGCACCTTGTTCTGGAGCGACTTGAGCGTATTCAGATCATCGCTTGCCGTATCGGTCTTCGTCAGGCGAATGCGGAAGACAAGGCGAGTCGCATTGTAATCCGTGTAAATGCTTGTAATATCACTGCTGAACTTCGTCTTGAGAATGAGCGCAATATCATCCATTGTAATATTCTTATTGAACATTTGTTCGCGATCCAGCTCAAACCGCAGAATCCACGGCGACTTCGGCTCTTCCTGAACTGGAGCAGATTCTTCCGTGACCGGCGTCGAACTGAGCGGGTCTTGCGTCACACCTTCAGCGGCGGCTAAAGGAGCGGTTGCCTTCTCGTACGCCGCCAAATACGCAAGCCAATCGGCATCGTCCGCAATAAGCGTCTCATTGTCACGCGGGTCGTAGTAAATACGCGCAACCGTAACAATATCCTGGAGTAGCGTGAACTCCAGCTCCTTGCTCACACGACGCGCCTCCTCCTTCTTATCGCGGATGTCACGACGGAGTGAAATATTCAACTCAATCGCCTTTGGATTGCGGGTTGCCTTGAGCAACTCCTTGAGGCGCGGTACACCTCGCGTCATATTTGACTTCGCGGCTACACCAGCCAAATGGAACGTATTGAGCGTCATCTGCGTCGCCGGCTCACCGATTGACTGCGCAGCAATCACACCGACAGGCTGTCCTGGCTCCACCCATGACTTCCAGTGCTTGAGAACAATCTCCTCGGCAAGAGCATCCAGTGCCGGCTGCGTATAGCCAATGCTGGCAAGGCGGGAAGGCGCAAGGTGGTAGCGCACCAGTGCCGCCCAAATCTTATTATGTGCGTGCGTCTTCGCCAGAATTTTTGCCTGAGCTTCTAACACGGCAGTAGGTGAGGCAAGAGCGGCACCGTTGGCAGTATCCAGATTGAACTGCGACTTAATCGCAAAGATAAGGCGTTCCAAATGTACAGGGGAACGGACATTCTTCTGGGGCTTTGATCCAAACACCTTCTCCACAATAATACGCCGATCCTCAATCATCGCATCCTGATACTCCTTTTCTTTAGAGGCACCTGGAGCGGCGGCGTACGCCATGATATCACTATCGCTCATTGTGGCGAGCGGGAGTGGCTGATTCTCCAGCTTCGTCGCGTTAATGCCATCCTCGCCGTAGGATACCTGTAGCATATTGCCGTTGGTATCGCGTACTGAGCCGTCGTGCTGGGTAATCAGGTCCTCTAGAGCGACACGGATTTGGCGCTGCATATAACCCGTATCTGCCGTCTTCACGGCAGTATCAATAAGACCCTCACGACCCGACATAGCGTGAAAGAAGAACTCATCGGGCTGGAGTCCCTTGATGTAAGAGCTGGTAATGAAACCGCGGGCTTTCGCCGAATCATCAAAGCGCTTGAAGTGGGGTAGGGTGCGGTGCTGGAACCCGTTTGGTACGCGCTTGCCCTCAATCGCCTGCTGACCTAGCGTGGCAATCATCTGCGAGACGTTTACATCTGAGCCCTTTGATCCTGCCTTTACCATGTTTGTCATGCGGTTTGTATCGGCAAGGGATTTCAAGCCGATCTTGCCTGCCTCACCTACAGCCTTATTGAGCGTACTCATTACCTTGGACTCAAACTCCTCCTGATTGCTGCGACCACTTGAGTTCTCGAAGAGACCGGTATGGAGCTGAAGAATCTGCTCCTCAATCGTCTTTGTGAGCTTGTTGAGTGCAATACTGATTTCGTCGTTGGTCGCCTGGTCAGCAATAAGGTCTGAGATACCGACCGAGAAACCGCTGTTCATCAGGAAATTCGCAATCATCGCCTGAAGACTGTCAAGGAAGTCCACCGTAATATCTGGTCCGTAATCGTTATAAATAATGTGAATGAGCTGCTTCGAGAACACCGACTTATCCAGAATGCCCTGCTCAATCACACCGTTGAGAATCTTGACAAGGTTCGGCGACTGCGGGTTCTTCTTATCCTCGTCCGTGTAGCTGCTATTCGGCATCTGAAGGCTCACTGGTGGTAGAAGTGCTGATAGGAGCTGCTGACCTGACCACATCGGCTGAGGGCTGGTGGTTACCGGCTCTGGCAGCTTACCTTCCCACCGCTTGGCGTGAACCAGCAGATTCATTGCCTCCTTTTTCGTGAAAAGCACATTTGCACGGGTAAAGCGGTTGGCGCCCACCAGCGTATCCTGAACGACTGACACAATCGGTACCGACTCACGGGGGCTTACAATTTGTAGCGGGACCGCCGCAATTTCTCTTAATTCTGTTGCTGTCTCCACCGACTGTGGCATGTGGAGGTTCATTTCATCACCATCGAACATATGGGATTTGTACCGTGATTTTCACCACGGAGTAGACTTTATCTTAAGCCTTGCTGGCGCTTGCCAGTTTGACCGACCACCGTCAAGTCGTTGCTCCTTCCCCACGGTATGTTGATACCAGAGGGGCTTGGGTCAGGATTGCCCATTACTTGCTTATATTTTGTTGAATATAGAACTCGTATCTCAAGATGTTGTCACCGTATCCATTCGGACTTTATCCGTGGCCGGTAGCGACTTTCGTCGGTACCTTGGTAATCTTGAGCTTTAGGGGTTTCCCTGAATTTGGTGGTCTTGCGTCCAATACCCCTCTCAGGTTAGGACACTAGGCGGTTATATCATTGATTTACAGGATGAAATTGACTGTAAACCATATGGGTGCTGTTACACTGTTTTTCCTAAGATGTTTTAGCACCAACATCAGAGGCAGCCGCCTGTTGCGGACTTCGATAGTCGTCTTGTACCAATATATTGGTATGAGTCTCCATTAATTTTTCTTTTATAGCAAGAGCAGTTTTATAGGCATCATCTTGTTTGATTTTTTTACCACCGAAACAGATACGACTTGTTCCGTCAGTTGTTTTTATATGAAGGGCTACGAGGTTATTGAAGTTAGCTATACGAATTCGTTCTATTAATTTGTCACGAAATTGTTCGATCTTTTCTACATATTTGCGATAGGGGTCGTCTGCGACTTCCTCAAATACTTCGATACCGTGCTCGGCAAAGATTGTTGCGAATTCCTGTGCTTCTCTAAGAGCGTTTTCATATGTGCTATCACCTGTTTGTCCGAAAGCGAATCTTACAGGATTTTCTTCAATTTGGTCTAGATAAACATATACAAGTTTTGGAGAACCGTTTGCATTTACAGGACATAGACGAACTTTTGTTGTCGTCGGCAGATAATGTTCTGCTATAGTTGTCTGTTCCCTATGTTTACAGCGCGAATGACGCATTACATTGTAGCCATCTGGCACAACAGAATGTTTTACAGAAATCCAATAGGCTTCACGTTCATCCAACCGTTCCTCTTGAATACCTGTTTCCAAACAGGTAAGTTCAAAGTCGTCGGCTCCCAATTCTTGTATCGTAGTGGCGAGAGGCGTTTTTGAACCACGAAGTGCCGAACTTACGTGATCCGACCATCGCCCTACGACACCGTACTTGTATTGTTTATTGTCTTTTGTTTTCGTATCTTGTGTTTGCCCAACATATATTTTGTTTGTTGTTTTACTTTTTGCCTGATAAATGCTGCCGGAAGCCATTTGTTTTTCTAATTTATAATGGAGACTTTTCTTTAGACGATTCACTTTTGTTAATCCGCGTTATAGGGTGCCGTCACAAATACATTGAGACGGAACGTATTGAAGGGCAGAATCTTCGCAATATGCGCCATCATCGACATTCTGTGTAGTGACGGCTGACGATTAAACAGTACCACATCGCCGTCCATCAGGTGGCGATTCACAACGTCACCCTCAAACAGCTCCAACGACTTGGCATTCACGTGCTTGAGTGAGATGGTACGACCGTCGTTGCGCTGAATCGTCTTCGCACCAGGGTATGTGTCCGGTCCATTCTGAATCAACTTGTATAGCTTGCCAATGTTGAACTGCGTGACCTTCTCAGGAAACGTCAGATTCGTTGCAATCTTAAGCGGAATTCCGAGTTCCTTGACGGAGATATTCGGGTCCGGCGTAATAACTGAACGGGCAGAATACTCCACACGCTTTCCCTGTAAGTTTGAACGAATGCGACCCTCCTTTGACCCTAGGCGCTGCTGGAGCGACTTGAGCAATCTGCCCGATCGCTGAGCAGCAGGGCTGATACCTGGAATATTGTTATCTACCAGCGTCGCAATGTGATACTGGAGCAAGTTAGTCCACTCATCAATAGCACGCTTCTTCGGTTCATCAGTAATCTTCTTCTTGAGCATGTTGTTCGCCTTGATGATATCAATGAGCTTGCTTGTCAGATCGTCCTCGGCACGCTGATTGTTATCCTGAGTCACCGAGGGGCGTACCTGAGGCGGAGGAATCGGCAATACTGTACAGACCATCCAATCCGGTCGGCACCAATGACGACTGAAACCCATAAATTCGACATCTTCGTCAGTCACGCGACGTAGTAGGCGATGGACGTACTCAGGCTCTAACAGCATCGAAAGATTCATCACACCATCACTATCAACCGTCGCACCCTCAGGCGCCTGAACGCCTTCCGGGAGCTGTAGATTCTTCCAATCGGCATAGATCTTATGGACCGGCTCCTCACGATACTTATTTGGCTGACGGGATCCACAGCCATCCTCAATATCCTCACCGCAACGAGACGTGCCTTGCGCAGCATCCAACACCATCTTCCAGCGTGACTCACCTTTGAGCTTGAGCAGGTGCTGATGGCGCTGCTTATCAATAAGCAGCTTGCCACACTTGAAGCACACGCAGCGCATGACCTTCATTAACAGCTTGAAGAACTGAGTGTAATATACGGGACGAGCAAGCACAAAGTGTCCAAAGTGACCTGGGCAGCTGTGATTGTTCTGACCGCACGAGCGGCACACCTTACCATTCTCTAGTACACCCATACGTGGGTCAAAGAGACCATTAAGCTTACCCTCAGCGGTCGAAGGATTCGTAATTTCGCATACGGAACGCCGTAGGATTTCTTCGGGACTGAAGACCCCAAACTGAATTCCTACAATTGACTCCGTATCCGATGAATGTGACAAAACCGGCATCTCTTCTTTTTTGTATGTTATTCTTTTAAACGGGCGGCACTGCGTCAAATTTTATGACTTCGCACATTTTTAGAATAAAGTTTTTAAATATAATAAATAAGGTAAATGAACTATTTATCCGGTGTAGTTATAGTTGATATATCTGGCGCCGATCCGCCGCCACCACCAGAAGAAGAACATCCTGATTATGTTCCTAAAGGTCCTACAGGTTCTACTGGTCCTACTGGTCCTACAGGTACTACTGGACCTACAGGTACTACTGGACCTACAGGTACTACAGGGTCCACCGGTACTACAGAACAGACCAATTCTACAAATCAATTATCATTTATAAATCCAGGTATGATGTCTGCCTTACCATTTATTAAAGATGTAAATGGAAATTTAGTACCTACACAAGCATCTATTTCCTACGTCAAACGATTTATGAATGAAGATTATTCTGATGCTGGTTTTAATATGTCCACATCTATGGATATCATTGCCGTTTACATAAAAGCCAATAAAATCTTATATACTGAAGCAAAAGTCTATTGTGAACAGCAATTGAATATGTTAATGTTGCCCGCTATTTGTATATCCGCACTATGTACTTTACTCAGTTTGGCACTCCAAAGCGAAGTCTCAGGTCCTTATATCATCAGTGGATTTACTGCCGTTAATTCATTCATCCTTGCTCTCATTTCATATCTAAAACTCGATGCAAAGGCAGAAGCCCATAAAACCAGTGCCTACCATTACAGCAAATTATTAACCATTTGCGAGTTCCAATCCGGTAAAATTATGTTTTTTAAACGTGATGATAGTCCAGACTATTTTGTAGCATTATATAATGAAATGCTCAAATTAATTACTGATATAGAAAAGAAGATTGAAGAAATTCAAGATACAAATAAATTTATGTTACCGCAATATATTCGTTACAATTTTAGAAAACTCAATGAACAAAATTTATTCTCTGAGGTGAAAAAACTCCAACTAGAAGAACTAAAATTACTCAATGAATTAAAAATTAGTCTTCGCCGATATCACGAAAAACAACTGTATTTTGCGGATGATAATAATAATTTAGATTTGAAAAAAATAGCATTAACACCTGATGATGATCCAAAGAAAAAAGAATATTTAGAAGCAAATACAGAAAAAGAGAGACGAATGAGACATATTATTTCTCATCGTGAGCATTATCTTACTCTAGAAGATGAATTCGAAACCGAGATTGATGACTATGTGAAGAAGGCAAAAGGGTATTGGTGCGGATGTAATTGGCTCAAGTCTTAATTGCGTGCGGATTATAAACAACTTATCGAATTAACGTTTCAAAATATGATAATTTTAGAAGACCGCGCTTTTCTTCAAGTTCATTATACAAATTGTAATATTGCTGTAAACAATCAAACAGATTCAAATCGCTCCAATTATCCAATAGGATACAGGGAAGAATTTTACGAAGTTTTTGCGTAAAGACTGATGTATGTACGATTGGAATTACGCCCAAATAATAGCATTCCCAAATACGATGACTATCAATACCATTCCCTTCTGGGCAAATAGCAAACTTATGCTTTGATAAATGTAGCAAATATTCCATATGCGACTTAGATTGTTCAAACGTGAATCCCTTGGCTGAAATTTCTCTATAACATAACTCACGCGCTAAGCGATTCGTGCTTATATTAAAATGAAAATATAGATCATATGATTTTTTCTCAGCAGAAAAGGTCATCAACATTTTTATAGGTGTTAAATTGCCGTGTGTCCACATACTATTTGCTATACCGATTGGAAGAATATGTAATTTTGGATGTTCAATACATACATTTTGTGAATACATTCCCTGTAATTTTGTATCGTCTAGAAGTGCTCGGTATTGTTCTGTAATATTTTCATCCGAATTATGCGTTACTAATCGATACGAATTTTGTAAAAAATGTCGTTTCTCTATAAAAAGTTTTAATTGATGCCCGTAACAAAATAAAACCGAGGGATTCTTCCAAGAATCAGTTAACTGCGCTAGATTAAAATGCTTTGTGGTCTGTTGAGCTATACGTGGATTATACTGAAAATCATCGATTAATCCACAGTATACGTCACAAATCTCTTGTAGTCGTTCACCCGTTACAATTTCGTCGGTCATTTACTCATCCAACGTTCTAGTTCTTTAGAATGAATATGTAAGTTTACTAAAGGCAAATCATTTAGATAAGGAATTCTTAGACTGTTTACTTGACGCCACTCAACCTTTGACTTATCGCATTGAAATACAGTCGTTTCGTTAATAAATCCTTCTGTATTTCCTTTATTATGTATTTTATCAATACCTCCTATATACTGACCAACAGCTGCGCCATCAAACAAAACACCAAAGGTGTGTGCGTGCTCATAGTATCGGCTCGGAATAGAATCTATATAATTCGTTATAATAGGCAAACAGCCGATAAACTCTGGATTATGCTGTCGAAACATTGCGAGTGTTTCCATATCATTTGCGGCAGTATTTGTTAGAAAAAACTCCGCAAGCTCTTTTATAGAATCAGCACTACGAATATACACAAAACTTGGTATACAGCGGCGTTC